GTAAGTATCGCCGCATCAGTCGCGGTTACTGGTCCGTTGACGGATGCTCAGCTTCGAGCGACTCCGGTGCCTGTAAGCGGAACAGTAACAGCAAACACTGGGCTGACTCAGCCTCTTACGGATACGCAGTTGCGAGCCACAGCAGTTCCAGTTTCGGCTGCTTCATTGCCGCTTCCATCTGGAGCAGCTACCGAAGCAACGCTTGGAAATGTTCTTACAACGAGCGCATTCAACACGCGAACACCTGCACTTGGGCAGGCCACGATGGCTGCTTCAACTCCAGTAGTAATCGCTTCAGATCAATCGGCGGTTCCGACTGAATGGGCTGATGCTGCTCTAACTACGTACACTCAAACTGGCGCGATTGCGACCAACACGGTCCTGATGACGCTGGATATGTTGAATTATGGCGGTGCTGCTATTCAGGTTGTATCACTCGGGACTTCTGGTGCACTCACTGCTGAATGGTCAATAGACGGTTCAACGTGGGTAAATTCAACTATCAACAGTCCAACAGGAAGCACGCTTGCCTCTGCAACATTTACGAGTGGAATGTGGAACCTGTCACGTCAAGCGCGTTATTTAAGGATCCGGCTTTCTACTGGAACAACCGCAGGCACTACAACTGTTTACGCTGAGAGGTATGTCGCATTGTTTCAGTATTGGTACAACAATCAAGGTGTGACATTGAATTCAACCACCGCGGTCATCGGTGACGTTGGAATTCAATATCGAGCAAATGCTTCTGGGGCGGCCACGATCAACCACCTTGTGTCAGGTGGTACGACCAACCCCACAGTCGTAAAAGCAACTTCTGGCCGTGTGGTTGGTTGGAGTTTCACCAACACCAACGCGGCGTACAGGTACATCAAGCTCCACAATCAAAACACCACGCCAACCGCAGGAACCGGTGTGGTCGCAACAATTGCGCTACCTCCTAATGCTGTGGCAACATACAACATTAACGGGGGCATCGCGTTCACCTCTGGAATCGCATTTACAACCGTAACCGGATCCGCTGACAGCAACAACACGGCGGTTGGCGCGGGTGACATCGTCGGAGACTTTTTCTACGCATGAAAATTCTTCAATTCAACGACATCGCAGAAGTCCAAGGTATCATTTACGCCAAGGACCAGAACGTCCGTTTTACGAACGATGGACTTGCCGATAAATTGATATCGGATGGTGTGGCCGAAGAAACCGTCGTCGAAAGCGGCGGTGTGGCTGACCATGAAATCAACTTTGGTAGACTTCCCGTGGAATAATGCTCCTCACACTTCTATCCAACCAAAACAAGAACAAGTTCTGGATCAAGATATCTGGAGTTTGGAAGGAAGCTGTTACATGGATCAAAATTTCTGGCGTCTGGAAGCAATCTGACCCGAAGATTAAAATTGCGGGAACCTGGAGATAAGAGGATCATTTTTCTATGAGCTGTAACAACCCATACGTCGTCAACATTCCTGGCCCGCGTGGCCAGTCTGGCGTGAACGGGACAAATGGAACGGATGGAGTGGATTGCTACACTTACACCACGGCTTTGTTTCTGGTTCCTGCTCTAGGTGGAAGTGTTGTGGTTCAGGTTGAAAACAGCTCGTTTCTCCCAGAATCTATTCAAGGTCAGTTTTTTGTTTCTGTTCAAGGTTGTGGTTATTTGCAGGTTCTTGATGTAGTCGGATTGAGCGTCACTCTTGGAAATCCGGCAGCAGGAGTTTTGGGAATTCAAAATGCAATTCCGACTACCCCCATACCTCCAGGTTCTTTGATTACACTGGCGGGTGCGCTTGGTGCAACTGGAGCAACTGGCGCTGCTGGAGATGCTCCGAAAACAGCCTCTTACATCTGCCGCACTCAAGATGCTACGCTAACAAACGAGACTGCACTTGAACTTCTTGCTGCTGGTTACCTGAAGACTCAAGGATCTTCAGGCGCTGGAGCCGTTACCACTTCAGCGGTTGTCCCTGTTGCTGACATTTTTGGAACGCTTCCGGTTAACAAAGGTGGAACTGGTGTTTTTGCGATTCCAAGTAACGGCCAGGTTTTGATTGGCAATGGAACCGGATTTTCGCTTGCACAGCTTACGGCTGGAACGAACGTCACAATTACTCAAGGTGCTGGAACAATTACGATCAACTCGAATCCTTTGGCAGGATTCAATTACGTCACGTTTACGCGGAGAGTAAGTGGTTCTGGAGGTGCCGGAGCGCCTAACCTTCCAAATGGAACAACCACAAACCCATATTCTACAACCGCATACCCTTCAGCTTCTTACACTGGAATTGATACTTCGTCGGCATTTTCTGCATCAACCGGAAAATTTACTTCTCCTTATACCGGATATTACAAATTTGATGCATACTTTAACTTTGCAGCGGTAGCGTCTGGAACATGTCAGGTAACCGTGTTTTTGAAAAAAAATGCGTCCTACATTCTAACATCAAAAACATTCAGCGTAACATTTGGAACAGCAGTCCAACCGATTTCAATCAATTACATAGATCAGTCCACATCAATCACTGATACTTACGAAATAATCGTGCAAACGAGTGGACAGAGTTTGTACGTTGATCAAGATTCTTCGTTCTCTATTCAGCGGATTCAAGCCTAAGCCATGAGCGAACGCGCACCACGGCGGTACACGGATGGGTCTGTTACCTTTGAAGGTGGCATCGATTCAGGCGTGATGCCGTCTGAGGTGGATAAAAATCAAGTGGCGTTTGCAGTTAATGCCAGTTTCCGCCAGAGCTACGTTTCTCCTAGGCCGGGATTCGTTCAGAAAAACTTTGGAATTTGCGTCACGGTTACTGCTGACAATGATCGTATTACGGCTGATCAAACCGATGTAACTGCGGATGGATGGTCAGAAGTGTGCTATGGACCAACATCGATCAGCGGTGTTTTCCAATGCGCTTTGCCATACATTTCGGATAATGGTCGCACATTCATACTTTTACTTGTTGCAGGACAGGTTTGGCTTTACGACACGGCTCAAAACCAAGTCCAGAATCTAAGCACAAGTAATGACTTAAAAAACCCTGACAACATTTTAGATGGATGGATGGTTCAGGCAGAAAATTTTGCAGTAATCCAAGATGGGTTTAGCAGGCCGTTAATTTTCAATGGTTCCAGTTTGCGACGAGCAACTGATGACGAAATCAAATGTGGAAGAGTAATGGCCTACGTTAATGGCCGTATTTGGTACGCATTGCCCGATGGGTTTTCTTTCCGAGCCACTGACATAGTTTATGGAGATGGAACGCGAGCCAGTGTTCTCAAAGAAACCGAGAACACCTTCCTCAATGAAGGTGGAGACTTTGCGGTTCCGTCAGATTCAGGTGGCATCACGGCAATGGCCGTCCCAGGCAATCCTGACACGTCGCTTGGCCAAGGACCGCTCCTTGTCTTCACTCCGCGATACATCTTCAGTGTAAATGCTCCAGTTGATCGTGATGCTTGGAAGAACCTGAACTATCCGATCCAAGCTATCAGTTTGCTGACCAGTGGTGCACTCGGAGCTAGGTCGGCCATAACTGTCAATGGCGATGTCTTCTACCGCGCTGTCGATGGTGTTCGCTCGTTCATCATCGCCCGCCGATCTTTCAATGACTGGGGGAATACCCCGATCAGCAATGAAATTCTCAACATTGCAGAGAACGACCAGACCAATCTTTTGTGGTCTAGTTCAGCGGTTGTATTCGACAACCGATTGTTGATGACTGGCCAACCTCGGTACAATGATCAAGGAGTCACGCACAAGGCGTTGATGGTTCTTGATTTTGATCTGATTACATCTCTTCGGAAAAAGTTCCCTCCTGCTTGGGCTGGAATTTGGACAGGATTAAACACGCTTCAACTCGTAAAAACTGAAAGCGTTTACGGCGATCAATGTTTCAGCATTGTACGAGGATCTGACAATTCGATTCAAATTTGGGAGATAACAAAGTCAGAGAAATTCGACAGCAATACTGTAGAGCCTAAAAAAGAGATTGAATGGATGTTTCAAAGCAGAGCTTACAACTTTGAAATTCCGTTTGGATTGAAGCGTTTGGATTCCGGTGATTTGTTCATCGATTCGCTTGAAGGTGATGTTTCATTCAACGTCACCTATCGACCCGATCAGTATCCAGGTTGGATTGAGTGGATTGATTTCGCTGAATGCGCGACAACCACGCAGTGTTTTGATCTTTGTCCGCTGACCAATTTCAAGCCTCAGTATCGTCCGAAGATGCGTTTCCCGACGCCTTCAGATGCTCCGTGCAATGAGACGATCAGCACTCCGGCTCGAAACCTTTACGAAGTTCAGGTTATGATCAGCGTCATCGGATATTGCCGCATCAAGAGTCTTCGAGTTCACGCATACGACATTCAGGAGTCTGCTGTTGGAGAATGTAGAAGTGTTTATCCAGCTTGCACTCCGCTTGATGTTTGCGACATCAATCCGCTCACTTACACGTCTGAATCAGACAATCTGCTGTAACCATAAAATTGCATGCCAAATCTTAATCTTATCACGCTTGTTCCGCCGAGTCTTCCGGTTGGATATTGCCCAGCAAATTACCAGAAGTTGGCCAACGATATTGTCGGTGGTACTCAGGCAATTTTTAACAGCACGATTGGTAATTCGTTTTTTAACTTTGGAGCAAATCCGCCTTCGTTGGCCAATCAGGTTTATCCGTGGCTCGACGACAAAGGAAACTGGTGGGTTCGCGTAAACGGTTATTGGGCAAGAGAAAATCCCGTTCCTCCATCTGGATTTGAACGGAGAATTTTCGTTGGAAGTAGCAACGATGTTCTTTCATACGATGGTGGCGATGGATCAGCTTGGATAAGCAACATAATGACTGGTGCAATGTGGGAAATTGATACCGCATTTGACGCTAAATTCCCGGTTGGAGTAGGCACTTTTGCGAACAGCGGAACAGTTTACGTCAACACTTCAACAACCAGCACAGCCATTTCTGGAGAAGATAAGCATACGCTTTCCACCGCAGAAACTCCGTTCAATGAACACACACATGGTGTGGCTCAGTTGGCTATCCCCAACAATGATGATTACTACCTTGTAAATCGTGCATGGAGTGGGCTTGGGTCATACTCAACTCAGGTCATTCAAGGAGCAGCAGGAACTGGAGGTGGAGGTGCTGGACCTTCAATTACCAGCGGAGAAATTTCGACCACTAACGCAGAGAAAACTGGCAATGACAGCCAGAATGCTATCGGACATAATAACATTCCTCCGTTTTACGGTGTTTACTTCATCAAGCGAACAGGTCGAGTCTACTACACCAAATGAAGCTGATCGTCCAAGATATCAGGTCCACAATCGCTCGGGTTATCGGCGTTTGCGTCGATGATGCGCGTGTTTACGACTACATCAATCAAGCGTGTCGTCGGCTTCTGCACAAGGGGCTGTGGGCAGGTTCTTACGGACGATTCACTGTCTGTACCGTCGATGGGTGCATCACTTGGCCGCGTTCTATTGAAACTATCGAGGCTGTCGCAGACTGCTGCGGAACAGGATCGGTTCGCAATCAATGGTATGAATTCCAGGAAAGTGGATTCGGACTTCTTGGCGACTGCAACCCGTGCGCCGGAAAACAGCTTGTTGATCGCGGTACTGTTGTTTCATACCGCGATATGTCTGGTTGCAACAATAGTTACATCCGAGTTTATCCTGGCGATGCTTCAGACGTTGGCAAAACCATAACGCTCCAAGGATATGACGCGAATGGTCAATGGATTCGAACTGAATCTAACGGAATCTGGATTGATGGCGAAAAGCTGACGCTCGCTCTTCCGTACGTTCAGTCTTCCAAGAAGTTCACGGCGCTGACCGGTGTAATCAGAGAAGCGACCAATACCGCGTCTCGGGTTTACGAGTACAACCAGACAATCTTTGCCGAGATTGATCTAGCTGTTTACGACCCTGACGAGACGTTGCCCCAGTATCGTCGCAGCTTGTGGACTGGACGCAATAACGACAAATGCAGCCAGACTGTCACAGTGATTGGAAAGATGCGCCATATCAACGCTACGAGCGTTAATGACTATCTTATTCCCCCTTGTCCAGATGCCATCAAGCTCATGGTCATGGCGATTCGTAAGGAAGAGAACGATTTGATTCAGGAAGCAGTGGCCTACGAAACAAAAGCAGTTCAAGCTGTTCAGGAACAGACGATGCAGCATCTAGGTGATGCTGTTGCAACTATCCGAATGGTCGGAGTCGGATTGAATGGCGGAGGATTTTCACAATGGTTCTAAAACTGAACATCGATTTTGCGCTGAATGATGCGACTCCTCAAAAGCTGGAGCTGCTTCAGGCTGTCTTTGACGCGCATGACATGGCTGCTCGGAATAACCAGAACTCCAGTTCTGGCGCTGCGGTAAACGCTTTCTTTGGAAGCGGACAGCTTACGAACGGAATCGCCTCAGCTATCCTCACGCTTGGCGACGCTCACGGTCCAATCGGCCCTGCTCGATTCGTTTACGAGCGGTTTGATGAGCGAGCATTGAAGTCAGCCATCGAATCCGGGATGAAGATTCCTGGTTTTGGAAACTCGTTCTTTAAGGATCAAATTGATCCTGCATGGAGTCGTGTAAGTGAGCTGATTAAGTCTGACTTCCCGAATGCAAATGCTCGCATCGATCAGCTTCATGGATGGATGAAAGACATGGGCAAGAACATCCATCCGAATGCGGCACTCTACAGTGCTGTCATTTGTAACGAGCTTGGTGTAATTCCCGGTGCTGAGTCGGCCATCTTCATCCTGGCTCGAACCGCAGCTTGGACTTCTTTGTGCATAAAAAATGAACGGTAAACTATTCCAAATTTGCGGTCTTCCACGATTCGGATCGGCATTCATGTCGGTCCTTTTCTCGTTGGAACCGGATTGCCTTGGCCTACATGAGCAGGGTGCAACGGATCCAAATTGGCAGAAATCGATTGAGGGATATCGTAACCGTTACAGGTACGTCGCTGACTGCTCAACCTATGGCTATCTGCCAAAGGCCATTGTGCATGACTCTATCAAGGTGTACGTCAAGAAGGATGCGGAGGCATCTGCTAAAGAATGCACCGAACGATTCGGTTACGAGGTTCATCTTCCTTCAGTTCAGGCATTGCGAGAATACGCTGACAAATGGGCAGCGACTCACAGCGTGATGACCATTGGAGAAGGAGAACTTTTTAAGTTGGATACTTTGCGTCGGATATGGGTTCATTGCTTCCATAACGAGCGAGCTTTTCCTGAGGAAAAAGCTGCACGTCTGGTTACCATGAACATCCAACGTCACGAACCTGAAAAGGTGTTCTCGATTGAGAATGGCAGCCGTCTTGTGAAGGAGGTTTTTTAATTTATGGGAGCTATTCTAGGTGGTGCAGCAATCATTGGTGGAACGAGCCTGATTGGTGGTCTTCTCAGTAAGGGGAGTAAGCCAAAGATTCCGGCATTCAAACCAGTCGATTTTCAAGCTGAGCAGAAACAGGCGATTCAGCAGAATATAGAGTCGCTTAAACCTGCCACAGAACTAGCCCAGAAAACGACCGCTGCCGAGCAATCTCAGCTTGAACAGCAACTTCGCCGTGCAATTCCTGGTTATGACCAGTTGATTTCACAAGCTGGGCAAAATATTGGAGCGGCTTTGCGTGGAGAGGTTTCTCAAGACGTTCAATCTCAGCTTCAACGATCTGCCGCTGGCCGTGCACTTGGAGGTGGATTTGGAGCTGGAAGCGGGATGGGGCGAGCATTGTCAGCTCGTGATTTAGGTCTGACATCAATGCAGATTCAGAATCAAGGTCTTGCACAAGCTCAGAACTTTATCCAGCAGCAACGGACATTTGGAATGGCTCAGCCGTTCTCGATCAGCAGTATGTTCATCACTCCATCTCAACGGATTGGAGCTTTGCAGCAGCAGAATCAGCAGCAGTACAATCGAGATTTGCAAGCCGCTCAGGTGGCTGCAATGCCTGATCCTACGATGGCGGCTATTGGAAGCGCAATTTCATCTGCTGGTGGATTTGCCGGTGGAGCGTTTACTCAGCGTGGTTTGACAGCGCCAACCCCGTCTGCATCAACCCCTGGATCAACTTACAGCGCATGGACTTCAACTCCATCTGCTGCCCCTGCATATCAGAGTCAAAACTTGTTCCCGCAATTTGGGGCAACCAATTTTGGACCTTAATTTATGGCCGACGAAACTCTTCAAGCATTTCAGCTAGGCGCATCGTTGTTCGACCGCGCGCAGACGCAGAAGCGGATGGTGGAGCAATTCCAGATGCAGACTGCTGATCAGATCATGCGCCAGCGACAGGCTGATCTTCAGAATAAGATTCAGTCGAAGGCGTATGCGGATGCGCTTACAGAGTCAGAGGCGCAGAATCTGGAATACGACGCTTTCCAGAGCTTCAACCAACAAGTGTCTGACTTCCTAAACAGCACAACCGAAGGAGCTGCGATGCCAGCTCTTCCAAGATTCAAATCAAAACAGTTCAATCAGCAGGCGGCTCAGATAATCAATGGTTTGGAACCTTATTCTGCTCGCGCTGAACTGATTAAAAAGCAGGCCAAACTTGCCGCATTTACTGATCAGCTTGAAGCAAAACGAATTGAGGACGCTCGAAAATACGGTGCATTAACGCGCGCCGCTGATGGAAAGTACGTCATTGATGATGCGTTAATTGCTAAAAAACGCACAGAAGAAGAGCAGCTCGGAAAAGCGTCAAAACTTGGAGCTTTGGGTCGTCTTGGAAAAAACACCGTTCAGAGCATGATCGACTCTGGGCAGATTCCTCAAGAAATAGCACCCCAAGCTCTTCTTGCTGCCGAAAGTTTCGAAAAATCAAAGACCGGAGCAGTCGGCAAGAATACGGATTTGTTTATTGAAGCTGCCAAAGCAAAGGCTAAGGCATCTGGTCAAGAGCTTACGCCGGTCAAAGAAGCTGAACTGAGGCAGACATTTATCGGTGGCGGCGGACGACTCAAGTCGCTTGAGACGAAAACCGCGACAAAGCTGGAAGACGAGTTTGCCGTCATGGAAACGATTGATTCCCTTCAAGACGGAATCGCCGCGTTTGAGAAGCAATATCCCGGAAAAAAGTTCACGGACTTCCTTGGGGCAATTCCAGCCACTGAAGTTAAGATCCGGTCGTTGATTGAAACCGAAAAAGATCCAATGAGGCAAGAAGCACTTGGGTTGCTGGCCGACTTCATGGGTGTTGTCAATCGCACCGCAAGAACCACTTCAGGTCTAAACGTCACTGAGAGCGAAGGAAAGCGAATCGCTCAGGAAATCGGCGGATCTTTCGACAAAAACTCGCTCATCAAACTTGATCGATTCAGGAATCGAATTGAGCGAAGTGCGCGTGGAACAATTGGCAGAAACATCGACAAAGCTCTTCCGTCATTCTACGAGCGTTGGTCTACGACCCCGTTTGGGACGCGAACCACGGCTGCATACTCCGCTCCTGGTGTTTCGTTCCAATCTACGGAGATATCGACCGGCTCGATGAGTCTTGAAGATATGCAGAGCTTGATTCAGCAGTTGAAAGCAGAAAACGGACAGCAATAAAAATATGCCATTATCACCTGAAAAAGCTGCTTTGCTTCAACGACTTGAGGCGGAAGTCGCTAGACGAATGGCGTCAAGCAATGCCGTTCCAAACCAACCTTCTGTTCCGCAGGTTGAAGCTGCCGCTGCTGTTGGATCGACAGCTCAGTTGAATCAGGCAGTTCAGGATGCGAGCAATGTAGGCCAGCAAGAAGGAGGGTTCATGGCTGGCCTGAAAGAGGTGTTCCGTGGAATAGGAACCGGAGGCGGCGGTTTGTCTGGAGGTGAAGTTCTTCGCGCGCCTGTTGCTGGAGCTGAAACCCCCGAAGGTCAAAAGTTTCGTCAGGCCGCAAGATTCCAAGCTGCTACTGGAGCTGGAATAGTTGCCCCAGAACTCCTTGCCGCAGCAGTTCCAGAAGTTGCCGCTGGAATGACCGCTGCTGGTGCGACTACCAAACTGGGTCGTTTTGGACAATTTCTTGAACGTGGAGGCGCGCAAGCACTTGGAGGTGGAACTGGTGGAGCTGCAACAGGTGCGGTAGAAGCGTTGCCTGAACTCGCTCGCGGAGAATACGGAAAAGCTGCCGAAACGGTTGGCGAAAACATTCTTGCAGGAACAGCACTTGGCCCACTTATCAGTGAAGTTGGCGTTCCCGTTCTCGCCGCTGGGGCTAGGCAGTTTGTTAAGCCTGCAATCGCTGCAAAGGAGTTTCTTACTGGAGGTGGATTTAGGGGTGCAGCAACGACGTTTTTTCGACCTCGCTACGCTCCTCGCGTTGGCTCTCTGGAGACTTCGCAGATTCGGGACACCATTGAGTCTTCTACTGGCGTAAGAGTTCCACTCGGTGTTGCTGAGGCAATTGGCGAGCCGGGACTTGTCGAAGCAATCAAGAACGCTCCAGTTGGTGCGGAGGTTACACCTCAACACATGGAAAGCCTTAAGAGGCTGATCGTCCTAAACGCCACCGAGCTTGGCGGAAAAAACACGGGAATCACAACTGACGATCTGGCGAAGAGTGCTGTCGATATTTTGAGGAGGCGACTTGGTGCAGTTTCAAAGCCTTACGAAGATGCAATCGGAACGCTTTCGGCGCAGTTGAAGCCTTCAATCGACAAAGGATTGAGCTATGTTCAAAACCAAGCAAATGCGCTGATTCCTGGAACCGCATCAACACCATCGTTTCTTGGGAACATTTTTCGAAATGTTGAGCAGGCTGGATATAATTTTTTCAAACAAACAGACGCCAAAAACTTTAACGGTCTTAGAGCAAACCCAACTTATCAGCAGTTAAAATCAAAAACATCAAACATTGTTGAGTGGGCCAACGATATTGACGCAGAGGCAATTCAATCTTTGAGGACGACACCAGAAGAGTCGTCACTTATTGTCGATCAATTTGGAAGAAAAGTTGTTAGCAAACCTTCAACTGCAACAACACAGGGTATACCTTCCACATATCCCGCTGAAACTCAAAAGTATGTAGCAGCAATTGGGAACATGGCCCCAGAGCAGTCAATTGATGCCATGAGAAAATACAGGACTATCATCGGTGACTCTATCGGAAACGATTCCATCTTGCCTGGAATTTCCGACCGAGCAAAAAAACAACTGTATAATGCTTTCACCAAAGATATCGAGGCTGCGGTTGACGGAGTGGCAGACAAGGAGTTCAAAACGCAGTTTCAAAATGCCAACAAGTTTCACCGAGAAAACGCGGATAATTTTTTAGGAAAACAGGTTCAGTCAATTATTAAAAATGTTGGCGCAGAAGGTGGCGCTGGACCTGCGTCAATCGCTAGGAATTTGGAGTCTGCTGATGCTCCGACATTCTTAAACTCAATCAAGAGAGCGGCTCGACCGGAAGACGCTACCGCAATCGATTCCGCTGCGAGAGAGTATCTATTCAATCAGGCTGCAAAGTCGGGTCTTGATCCAGTTACTGGGGAGGTTTCAGTTTCTAAAGTAGTCAACTACATCAACGGTCTTGCACCTGAAATCCAAAGCCAATTCTTCCCAAACGCAAAGGAGATTGCCAGTTTGGCAAAAAAACAGTCCGCGCTGGCAGGGCTTGATCCTAGCAAGGTGATTTCAAACTTAACGGTTGATGCAAAACTTCTATCCGATGCAGTTGGAAGAAGGGATTTGGCCATCATGGACACCATCGCTGATGCTATAAAAAAGAAAGCAGAGATGGAGAAGCAGTTGCGCGGATCAATCCTCGGCGCACTGAAAAAAGCGTCTTCAAGCGATGTGACTGACATCGTTTCTCAGAATCCTAAAAATTTCATTAGCGGAATTGTTGACGGAACGTACACCCCTGAACAAAGCCGCGCCGCACTCGACATGATCGGTCGTGAAAGCCCGATGCTCGTCGAGCAACTTCAGTTTCAATATGTTGACGACTTGATCAGGAAGTATTCTGAATCTGGAGTTCTGAATTCGAAGAAGCTGGCGTCTGAACTTGCAGGAGAGTCAATTGTCGGCAAAGCAAGCAACACCAGAAATTATGCTGATGCAATTCTAGGAACCGGAAAAGTTTCTAAACTTAAATCTGTTTTGGACAATGTTGCTCGACTTGAAAAACTTAAAACTCCGGTAGCCTCTAACGACCCGTTTGTAGAGGCAATGATTAGAACAGCCGGAGCAGTGACTGGGGAGGTTGTTGGTGGTATGGCTAGGGTTGGCCCTGTTGGAATGGCAAATCAGGCCGTGCAAGTTTCAAAGCTAACTCCAGGTGTGAAATACAAGATAGCGTCCTACGTTCTTTCGACACCTCAGTTGAGAGAGCTTGCGATGAAGCCAATTGGCCGATTCTCAAAGGATGAGCTGAATGCTGTTCTTCGTGGAACAGCCGCAGCGATTGCTGCCACTGAAGGTGAGGATGCCCCTGACATCGACGAACTCCAGAACCTTGAACGATGAAAACCTCCCTCTCCAAGAAAGGTAGAAGCACCTATCAGGGCAAGAAGGTGACGCTCAACAAGCCGTTCTACACTCCTGGCGAGCGCAAGAAGAGTGCGGTGTACGTCAAGAATCCGGCTGGCAAGGTTGTCATCGTCCGGTTCGGCGATCCGAACATGACGATCAAGAAATCGAATCCTGAGCGTCGTAAGAACTTCCGCGCGCGGCATAACTGCGCCACGGCAAAAGATCCTACGAAGCCAAGAACGTGGTCGTGCAAAGCATGGTAATTTCGTCGGTAACAACTCATTCTAACTGATATGGACAAGATGAAACTTGGTGGTGGCGGACGTTACGAGAAGCTGGTTGGCGAGCTTGAGAAAAAGGGCGTGAAAGATCCTGCTGCATTAAGTGCAGCCATTGGCCGCAAAAAATACGGCAAGGCGAAGTTCCAATCGCTTGCCGCCAAAGGTCGTCGCCGCGCCATGCGCGAGAAGGCTAACGTTTAGGATATCGTCCTTTGGAGTACGGCTTTTTAACCGACTCCTTATCAACGACGAACTTCTCAGGCTCCGCGTAGTTCCATGAGATGTCGCCGTTCGACCCACGCTGGATCATAA